GGCGGCAAAGATGATTTGAATGGTGTTCCATAAATCCTTCATAGTTAAATCCTCGCTTTCATAATTTTTTGTATGCAAAAAGGGCACCCACCACATGGCGGATACCCCGTAAAGCCGTTATTCAGTTTGCTTGGGCAGCCACTCCCATACTCGCATATCCTCCTGCCCAAGGGACCACATACACATCCCTCGCAGTTTCCATCGGTATGCTGCCTGGTTCGCCCAATAGATCAGGCTGTCCACATCCTGGTAATACAGAATTGAAAAGCCGTCTGCATCTCCAAGGAACAGCCTTGAAATCCATATATTGATATCCCTTGGGATGATTTTTGCCGTGTAGTCATTGCCACACTCCAAAGCCATCACATGGGAATGGTAGAACTCATAGTCCAGGGAGATACTTTCATCCCTTGTGGACGATTCCTCCACATCGGAAGTCAGCGTGAACACTTGGAACTCCTCATCCCATGTGCAGTTGCTACGCTCAATCCTGCCGAAAGAAGTCTCCGTTCCGTCCGGCATTACCACATCGAACCTCTCATATGGCTCATACGTCCAGGCGTCACCCAAACGGAGCAGTTGGCAGTTGATTTGGTTATCGGAGCGGATGCCTGCATAACCGCTGATATCGCTGACCGTTGCCGTAAATCGTAGCGTATAGGATGCAGAGGAATAAACTCGCACCTTATTTCCACGCTTACGCATCTCAATGGTATAGATATTGGGATTGGTGCGAAGGTCAGCCTTTGCGGTTTGTGAGAAATCAGTGGCATAGCTGCCTTTGAGTGTAGACCCCTCATACAGTTCGATGCACTGGCTGTCATAGTTAAAACAGCAAAACAGCGAACCGAGGAACACACCCGCTTTGCCGCCACCGTTTTCCGGGAAGATAATCTGTGCCCTCAGATGGATATCGGAAAAGCCGTTATAATTCCATGCAAGCTGTCCGTAACCCTCAAGCTGTGAATACGGTCGGTTCGCCGTGCTGTCTGGGTCTTGCCACACATCCCACTCACCGGAGAGAACTGTCCAGTAACTTTCGGGAATTTTTTCTTCATCACGGAAGTCCTCATACCAAACAAGCGCCGAGTCAGGCTTTCGGCGGAGCATTTCCAATGTCAGCTTGAAACCTGTCGCAGGACCCAACATATCTCCGTTCACGTCCTTGAACTTTCGTGGAGCAAGGGTGTATTCCGCTTCTCCCGCCGTAGGTTCTTCGAAAAAATCGGTACAGACACGGAAACCATAAAATTGTACGCCATTGACACCGACAGAAATGGTCAGCGTATGCTCTCCCGCAGAAAGGCTCACTCCCTTGGCAAGTGTCGCCCAGAAGGTTGTCCTCCAATATGGCCACCACAGCCTGTCCTCGGAAAAGTGAACCGTGCTGCCGTCAAGAGACGCGTATATGCTGTTTTTATCCCAGAACGGGTAACACAAACGAACCGCCACATCATAAGTTCCAGCTTCATCAATCGTAAATTTGTAGGTGGCTGTACCCTCATCACCTAAAGTGACCAGTGTTTTCGATACCGAAACAACACCACCGTAGCTGTCCGGCTCGGCATCGTGGTCGATAATGATTTCTCCAAATTCCGTGTGCTGCTGTTTTGCATAAGCGGTCAGATATCTTCTGCGGTTATAGGTTTCGGTCATCAGCGGATAGGAATAATCCGTTGCGTCTCTGCCTTCCATGTAATCGTACACATGAGGCAATGCCCACGGTCCCATATCATAATCATCCCAATAGGAAACTATCGGAATGAATGGCTGCGGAGGCGCATCATCGGTAAAATTGTAAACACCCTGCATCCAGTATTTCGCTGCATAATAGGTGTGGGATGTTCCTCGGTAATATTTGCCCAGGTTCTCCGGCGTGTCATATATCTGCCAGTTCCAACCGTAGGCAGGCATACCGAGAAATACCTTGTCGGGGTTCATTACTTGCGTAGCATAATCATAAATGCCCTCAAGCCAGCTCCTCGGAGAAACAGGACCGGGAGCAGAACCCGCCCAAGCCATACCATAACTCATGATGGATGCCGTATCGCAGTATTGGTCGAGGTCACCGTATACACACCAGTTCTCACCACCGACCGAGCCGTTGACCGAAGTCATACCCGGCAGGCAGATGTTCATCTCCTTGGTGGAGTCATAGGCTTTGACCGTTTCATAGATGTGCTTGAACATAGCCGTAGACGCTTCGTGGGTGGAATAGTCATCGCCTTTTTCAAGGTCGATATCCACGCCACTGCACCACGGATATTTCTCCATGATACGGACAAGTTCCGAGCAGAAGGTGTCCTGTGCGCCGTCCGTGTTATCACGGAGAGCCTTGAAGATAGAGTTTGCACCGTCATTGGCAATGGTAAGCAACCAACGGATGTGGGGCCACTTGTTGATGTAGGTCAGCATATTGCTGATAGCAACACCGCTCTCGGTAATCGTTCCCGTGGCATCCACCTTGAAAGAAAACAGACCAATGGTGTCGATACGGTCGCCGTAATCACGGAGAGCCTCATACATACGGGCATTGCCCATGAATGTCCACACCATGATGCGTTTGCCTTTTAATTTATCCCTCAAATCGACACACCTCCATCCGTCATCTGCTGCAATTCAAAAAGCACCCTGGCAGACTTTCCGTCCTCCAAGGTAACCATGTGCTTGGAATCCCAAGCGGCACTGTATTGATAAAATCCCTCTTTCGGTTCGCTGACACCGTTTTTGGTGCATTCTCTGACCGAAGCCAAAAGTGCAAGCTCATCCTCGGCAGCGAGAGCATTTGGGAAAACAACTCTCTGACCACCCACACCCTGGGCAAGTTGCACCGAGCCTGCCGCCATATCGGATTTCGGATAGATATGGACATCCAAGCCGCCGGAGGTGTCACCGACATTGCAGACAATGACCGTTTCCGCAGAGCGAACCACACCATTGAACCACACCTTGGAGTCTTCCGTCAGTCGGCTCTCGGTGTGAGGCACATAGCCTGTCAGCGCCGGTCCCTCTTGCAGCATAAGGTCAGTAAACCAAATCGTGCCGGAGCAGTTGGTAAGGGTAGGTTTTACCGTAACACTCACAACACGCATATCCTGCTTTTTGTTTATGACCTCTGCCAGTCGGATAAAAACCTTGATTTCGCAGGGATGACCTACCCATCCCGTGGCAACCGAACCTGGCTGCAGCAAAAGGTCTGTAATATATAAAGTGCCTGTGCAGTTGGTAATGCACACACGCACGGTAATGGATTTCACTTTGGAGAAGTAATTTTCAGGTGTTATCTTCTCCGATGTTTTAGAAAAATAAGCCATAAGCACCTCCATCAGTAAAGGTCAATGAATCGGGTTTCGGTGCTGCCGTCCTCATATTCAATAACCACTTCAATTCCGACCTGTGCATCATCAGACAGTTTTTTCAAATCCTCCGATGCAATCTGCGCCGACAGTGTATAACTGCTGCGGTTGGAAGGGTAAACGGTCTGATACAGGCTTTTTGTCATTCCTGCAACACCCTCTGCCTTGAAAGATGCCGTGCCGGATGCACCGTTTTCTCCATCCGCCTCAAACCCGGAACTGACCCAATAGGCAAGACCATCATCCCCACGGGAATTTCGCAGATGATTGAACGGCACAAGTTCTCGAATATCATTGTTGGATACCATTCCTGTACCTTCCAATGCATCGGCAATGGTATCAATGGAACTGACCGAACTCCCCAGATTCTTAAGCGTAGTGGAAAGTTCCAGAACCGTATTCCAAGGCTCCTGCAGATTGTACTCTCGGCGCACAATACGGGTAGTGACCGATAACCCTAAGTCCTTATCTTCCACACGCACATAGTCACCCAAGTTCCATGCCTCATGTTCATAACCCGTCAGAACAGACAAGTCCATCGCATTCAGCACATAGGACACTGCAGGCTTACAGTATTCTGCAAGACGCATAGCCGTGTATTCCTTCATCTGATAGGGATTGGTAAAGGAAGAACAGTCCAGGGTGGTTATGCGTACTTCTTTGGAATAAGTAAAATCCTCAAGATACGCTTTCCCATTATTGATATCAGCAAAGGTCATGCCGTTGGCACCGACCGCATAAAGCCTTGTTACAAGGGAGCGGGTGTCCACCACTCGCTCGATGCTTTTCATATTCTTTTTATAGGCAAACAGGGCACCGCTGTCCTTGCCGTTGACCGTAAGCAGATGCACCAGTCGGTTCGGACAATCGAAAACAAGGTCGCCGCCGTGTAGATTGGCAACGCTACGGAGAATGGAAAGCGCGTTTTTCTCCGTGGAAGTCCATGTACGCTTTGAGGTAACATTGACCGTTCCCACGCTCCACTCCGTATCGGCAAGGGCATACGCCATAGCAGCCTTCGCCGTTTCCGCATCAAACTTCTTTTTTTCCTTACGGACAGAAAAGGTCAAATCATAAAATTCCGCCTCGGCATACACCTGCGTGACTGTATTTCCAGTAGTGTCCTTCACATCTGTGATGGTACGGATTTTATAAATATCATCAACGATCTGGATTTTCTTCTCGTTTTCAAGATATTTACGCTTACTGTCACGGAACGGAATGGAAAAAGTCAGCGTGTCCTCGCCATTGATTTCGCCCGTAACGATGATGTCATAAGCATTCTCCAAAATGGCCTCCCACGCTCCGTTATCATCCAAAACCACAGGGCGGGCATAACCGATTTTTTCATAGGGTGCTTTCGGAATGTCATAAAGTCGGATATCCACAAGTTTCGGTGTCTTGGAAGTATCTGAGGTGGTCAGCGTTACTTTGAAACGGATATAGTTTCGATTTGGAGATTGCAACTTGCCGTCTGCTCCAACAGGTACCCAATCGCTCCAATCCACAAGGTCATCACTGGTAGAGGTT